AGCAATCTCAAGAAAACTGTTGGTATGGATCGTTGCTACGGTTTTTATGGGTCTTGGAAAAATAACTCCTGATGAATGGACTGCTATTTCATTAGGTTATGTTGGTATAGAAGGCTTTGCAGATATAGCGTCTAAATGGAAACATGGCTCAAAGTAGCCAGAAAAGGATAAACAAATGGAAATGGTTAAAACACTTTTAGGAGATCTCTGGATGAAAATGAAACTATTAGTTGGGTTAGTTATCGCTGGTTTAGCTGTTGGTGCTGTTGCTTGGCGTCAACATGTACAAAATGGTCTTGCCGAAGTTGATCAAAAGGCTAAGGAAGAAGCTGCAAAACAAGAAGCCGCTAAGAAACTAGCTGAAGAAACAGCAAAACTAGAGGCAGAAGCCGCTGCTAAAAAAGCTGCTATTGAAGCAGAGGAAGTTAAAAAGAAAGAAGAACTAGCCGCAGTAACCAAAGCTAAGGCTGAGAAACTAAAGAAAGCTGATAGCAAAGAGGTTAAAAAAGAAGTTGAAGCAACTCTTGGTTTGAAAGAAAAAAAGAAAAAAGGAACATCTAAGTAATGGAGCAATTTAAAAAATCTATTGCATGGATTGTGCTGTCAGCATTCTTGACGGCACTACCATCTATTGCTCAAGCTGAAGAAATTGATGCTGACGATGATGGTGAAGGTGATTATATCGAGCTAAAAGCAGAAGAGACTGCCCCATTTGATGGTTTTTTATTGCATAAAAATGCCATGATAAAACTTGTTACAGAAAGAGAATCTGAAATTGGTAGAATAAGGTTATCTTTTGAAACAACTCAAAAAAAATTACAATTAGATTTAGAAACAATAACTAAGAAAAAAGATATTGAAATACAGATAAATAAAGAAATGTATGAACAACTTTTAAAAATTAGGCAAGATAGAATTGATAGCTTATCATCAGAACAAAAATGGAATAATTTTAAACTAATTGGCGGGGTTTTTGCAGGATTAGCGATTGGATTCGCTGTTACAGTCGGTATCGTAGAGGCTACTACAGCAATTCTTAAATAAAGAAGCAATTCAGCTTTTAAAATACTAATTAATAATATTTGGAGATTTATTATGAAAATTTTACTTACAACTGAACAAGTGGCTGTGACACGAAAAAAAGGTGAAAAAGAAACTCCTGCGCCTAAAACATGGACAGCAATTGGTCAAAGAGCTATTGAGGCGGCTGGTGGTTCCATTGTTGGTACAATTAATGATATTATGTTTACTATTATAAAGTATCTTGCAGCTTTTGCTTTTTTAATAGCTGTATTATTTGGTTTAGGCGCAAAAGTTGGATTTGCAATTCCCGGCTTACAACCAATTAAAGCTCTTTTACTTGCAAGAAAAGGCAAAGTCTTGGAGGCTATTTCTACATTTCTTAATAGAGATAAAAGTAAAGATTCTGAAATAAACATTAAAGGCGTCCCTCCAGAACGAACGGCAATGTTTTTAGGGAAATTAGATGAAAAACTTGGTGGATTAAAAGAATTAATTAATAATTTTGTTACAGAAGAAAGATTAAATAATTTAAGTGAAACAGACTTGATGACGGCTAAAACGCAAATAGATGGATTTAAAAAAACATTAAGCGCTGGTGGCGCTCAAGAATTTACTGGTTTTTATGAAGCAGAAATTAGATCTCTAGAATTACAATATAAAGATTTACAAACAAACTTGCAAAAAAATCAATTTTCAAAAAGCGCTCAAAAAATTGTTGAAATAACAAGAGTTTTAATGTCCAAAGAATCTTTTAGAAGAAGTTATAGCACTACACAAATTCAAGAAATAGCCGCTGTTCTTTATTTTAAAAATGATGTAGGTCCAATTAGACAATTTTTTTCAAATTTATCAAGTATGTTTAGCAAATAATAGGAAATTATTTTATGAAAATAAAATTTAAAAAAATAAATGAAGTAGTTAAAAGATCACCGCCTAGAGTTGAGCCTCATATAGCAGAGCCAGAGTATAGGCCAATAACAAGAGCAGAACCAGTTAGACCAACACCTTATAGCGCTGGAGAGCGTCCTAGAACAAGTTTTCAGGGGTTTGACGCACAAGGAAGACCTATTGTAGTACCAGCGGCAGAACCATCTCAAGGAACTCCAGAATTTAATTGGGATAGAACTTTTCAAATTCTTAAAGATAAATTTAAAAAAGAATTTGATAGTATGAAGAAAGAAATTAAAAAGATATTGAATAGAGACATTGATGATAAAGAACTAGAGAATATTCTTTATGGGGTTAAAATGGCAGAAGTAATACCTGAAATAAAAGATATATTATCAAAAAAATAAAATGATAAATAAAGATTTAAATTACATAGCAAAATTAGAAAAAGCCATATCAGAAAAATTTGGCGAAAAAGCTACTTTGAATCCAAAAGCTTTTTGGAATGAAGAAAAAGAAAAACAATTTGTTGAAGAAAATAAAGTAGTTCTTAAAAAAGAAGTTTTAAGTGAACAAACAAAAGAAAAAATTGAGATAGAAGGAATACTAATAAATAAAAAAATACTTAAAAATAGTTTTGATAAAAATTGTTGTGTATGTAAATCATACTCTTTTAATAAAAAAGATGACTTATTTTTATTAAAATATAAAACATGTAACAAATGTTATATACAATATATAGAAGATCGTGAAGATAGATGGTTGTCTGGTTGGCGACCAATGGAGAATTAAAATGGCAGAACTTTTAGAAATAGTCAATGGTATTTCTCAAGCATTGAGCAACAAGACAAGTTATGAATCATTAGTAAAAAATGAAAAAGTCTCAATGTATGAAAAAAGTAAAAATGATGGCTTTAATGTTAAATTTAGTGGTAATAAAATGACACTAACATATGAAACAGAAATGCCGTTAGAAGGCGTTCATGATAAGAATTTTGAAACAGATTTAGAATCAAGAATGTCAAAATTGATTACTGAAATTGGTAAGAACTATAAAACAGTTAAGAAACAAGGTCTTAAGACTAAAGCTGTTGGCGATCTAAACATCAGAGTAGAAACACCAAATCGCACAAGAGCAAGAGTATTTGCAGCGCAAATGTATGAAATCGCAAAAGCCGATAGCCAAGATGCAATGCAAAAAAGTTTTGAAGACCGTCAGGATCGTTATGCAAAACATTGGTTAAGCATCATGAGAAACAAATAGGTATGAAGTATGAAATTAACAAAAGAGGAAATAAAAAGCGAAATTATTAAGTGCGGAAAAGATCCGAATTATTTTCTTAATAATTATGCAAAAATTTCTCACCCTGATAAGGGGATCATACCATTTAGAACTTATGATTTCCAAAAAGATTTATTAAACGATTTCCACGATCATAGATTCACAGTAATTTTAAAAGCCCGACAGCTTGGTATTTCTACCATAGTTTCGGGCTATATTGCTTGGATGTTGCTTTTTTATAAAGAAAAAAATGTTCTTGTAATGGCAACAAAATTAAATACCGCAATAGAAATCGTTGAAAAAGTTAAAGATATTATCCGCTCAGTTCCAGACTGGATGACGATAACAAAAATCTTAATTGACAATAAAACAAAATTAGAGCTTTCAAACGGTTCAAAGATACAAGGTGTACCAACCAGCAAAGATGCTGGTCGTGGTCAAGCTTTGTCGTTACTTGTTATTGACGAAGCTGCACACGTTGAAGATATGGATGATCTGTGGACAGGTCTTTACCCTACCATTTCAACTGGTGGTCGTTGTATAGCCTTATCAACTCCAAATGGTGTAGGTAATTGGTTCCATAAAACTTATGTTGAAAGTACTGAGAATAAAAACAACTTTCATGGTGTTTCTTTGCCTTGGACTGTCCACCCAGAACGCAATGAAGAATGGTTTAAGAATGAAACCAAGAATATGTCTAGAAGACAAATTGCACAGGAATATGAGTGCAACTTTAATGCATCTGGCGAAACAGTTATAAACGGCGACGATATACAAAAATTAAAAAAAGAAATTGTAGAACCAAAATATAAGACTTACATTGATAGAAATTATCACATATGGGAAGAATTCAAAAATGATGGCTCGTATCTTATCTCAGCTGACGTTGCGCGTGGTGACGGTAGAGACTTTTCAGTTTTTCATGTTATTAACGTAAAAACCATGCAGCAAGTTGCAGAATATCAAGGTAAAATTGATCTTGATTCATTCGCAAAATTACTTTTTAATACTGGAAACGAATATGGAAATTGCATGATAGTTGTTGAAAATAACAACGTAGGTTATGCAGTTTTAACTAAATTAATAGAAAGTGGGTATAGAAATTTATATTATTCAAATAGGTCTGGTGAGTCAAATGATATGACTTATTCTTCTTATAGTTCTAATTCTGTACCCGGTTTTTCGACTACAATGAAATCAAGACCGCTTATCATAGCAAAGCTAGAAGAATTTATTCGTAATAAAGCAATAAAGATTAATTCTTCAAGACTAATTAACGAATTAGATACCTTTGTTTGGATACATGGAAGGCCAGAGGCGCAAAAAGGATATAACGACGATTTAGTTATGTCGCTTGCTATTGCTTGCTGGATTAGAGATACGGTTTTAATTAACAATCAGCGTAATTTAGAATATCATAGAGCGTTTTTGAATGCAATTGGAAAATCAGCTAGTCAATTAGATACTTCAGTTAGCGGGATGGTTCAATATGAAAGAAATCAAAGGTTAGACGCACAAAAAAAACAATATTTAGCAAATGTGTGGTTAATAAAAGGATAACTAAATGGCAGACCAGAAGAGAAACCCAAAGCCAGAAGATTCACCGCTTTTTAGAAGCTTGACTAGATTATTTTCTGGTCCTATCACTAGTTTTAGGTCACAAGCAGTTCAAAGATACCGCAGAAAAGATATTGACAATTTAAAGTTTACGTCTGCAAGTGGTCAAACATTTAAAAAGAAGTCATATAATCCGTTTGAAGCTATTCAGTCAAACATTATGATGAATCAAAGTCGTGCTGAACGTTACTCTGACTTTGACCAAATGGAATTCATGCCAGAAATTGCGTCCACGATGGATATCTACGCAGATGAAATGACAACTAGCAATCAATTTAGAAATTTATTGCATATTGAATCTTCAAACAACGAGATAAAAGAAATTTTACATGTTCTTTACTATGATGTTTTGAATATTGAACAAAATATGTATGGTTGGTGCCGTACAATGTGTAAGTTTGGTGATTTCTTTTTATATCTTGATATTAAAGAAAATGAAGGTATAACAAGAGTTCTTGGCTTACCTTCGCCTGAAGTTGAAAGATTGGAAGGTGAAGATGAGAGTAATCCAAGTTATGTTCAATTTCAATGGAACAGCGGTGGTATTACATTTGAAAATTGGCAAATAGCACACTTTAGAGTACTTGGTCAAGATAAATATGCTCCATATGGAACATCAATTCTAGAACCAGCGCGTCGTATCTGGCGTCAATTAACCCTATTAGAAGACGCTATGATGGCGTACCGCATCGTTCGCGCTCCAGATCGCCGTATTTTCTATGTAGATATCGGTAACATACCACCAGAAGAAGTTGAACAATATATGCAAAAAATTATTACGCAAATGAAGCGTAACCAAATTGTTGATCCAACAACTGGTCGTGTAGATTTACGTTATAATCCAATGAGTATTGATGAAGATTATTTCATCCCAGTTAGAGCTGGTCAATCTGCTACAAAAATTGATACCCTAACTGGTGGTACTTTTGCAAGCGCAATTGATGACGTTAAATATTTACG